TTCAGGTCATTAACTCACCCTAAATGGGTTGAAGCTATGGCTGCACAAATCAATTCAAAGAAAGTTAAATTTTTTAGATGGCACGACTCAGGGGATGTACAGAACCTGGACCACCTAAGACGAATTTACGAGGTCTGTAAACTTACGCCTGAAGTCCAGCACTGGATGCCAACGCGTGAAGCATGGACCAAGGACTATATTGTTGAAGCTCCTGACAATCTTGTTGTCCGGTTCTCCATACCAATGGTGGACCAGGCGGCGAGTAAGAGCTGGCCCAATACCTCAACAGTCTCAACTAAGAAGATTGACGTTACCTGTCCGGCACCGCTTCAGGGCAATCAGTGCAAGGACTGTCGAGCTTGCTGGGACAAATCAGTTTCTAATGTTTGCTACGGTGAGCATTAAAAAATTCCCCCGGGAATATACGGATCAGGTCATTAGCAATAGCAGCGCGACGGCGCCCGCTCAGCGTGCACCTGGTCCGGGCCTCAAGTTTCAAGCTTCAAATGTACTTCTTTAAAAACGGCACCGGCTGGTGCGTGCGTCATGATCCAAGGACCAAGCCTCAAGCTCCAATTAGAAAGTCTCAAGCTCCAATCTTTAGGAAGCTTCAAGCAGCAAGCTCCGAAGGTTCTTCGGAGGAACTCCGTAGCTTCAAGCACCAAGCTCAGCAAGTGCCAAGCGGCAAGCTTCAAGCCCAGACCAACAAGCGTCAAGCTTCAAGCCTGAAGTGACAAGCTCCCTGATCCGAGAACCACGGTACATGGATATTGGAAAAGTATTCGGGGTACACGGACCAAGGGCCTGTACCATAATAAATGTATTTTTAGGATGTCGTAAATGAAAGGCGATTTGATGTGGAGAAAAACGGACTTTAGAACTCTTTGTAACTTTTAATTCAATAGTGAAAAAGTGGCAATTAGTATTGTAGCCCAGTATATCAGGATGACCGAGAGAGCTAAGGTTTTCAACCCTTGAAAGAGAAAATTCATTAAAATTTCTTTTAATTTTCTGATAAAATTTAGCCTCAGGGCCCATATGTTTTTTAGAGTAACCATGTCACGCAAATACTATACTGAGTCACGTAATTTATCGGGAATAATTATCTTTTTATCGCTCTTAGTTTTTAAAACTAAACGATGAGCTTGGTGATTTTTGTGTAGTCCAATTATTGTTTGATTGTTTTCGTGTACTTCCATTTTTTTAATCTCTTCTAAGAATCCATTAATTTCTACAAAGATAACAGCATCACTCATGGCATTACCTTGACGACTTCCGTCTTTTTTATTTTCAGTAAATTTCGCTAGGAATTCTTGGAGGTCTCTTACTCTCATTTAGTTTTTTCTGCAAGCATTTTATCAATTTCTTTTCTGTAAGTAGCATTATCATATTCTAACTCTTGAATACGTCTAGCTAAGCCGACCAGCTTAGTGCTTAACTCATCTATAATTTTCTTAGAACCTTGTAATATATTATCAGTCTTAATCCATTCAGATTCTTTTTGTTTATAATCCCAAATTTGTTTCTTATGCTCTTCAATAAGGAAGGTTAAATCTAACGCTCCTCTGTCCTCTACTGGTTCATTTGTATGTACTCTTTCATTTTCATGACTCATATCTTCTCCGTGTTCTTTGTGATTAGTGTATGTACGTTTATCTTCAGGTGGATTAGGTTGTGCAGCGCTTGGTCTAAAATCATCTTTCATATATTGACTTTATATCAAAGTTACCTTAAACTGTCAATATGGGAGTTCCAAAAAGATTAACAGAAATGCAAAAGAGATTTGCCGAGTTTGTGGTATTTGGTGATGTTGAAGGACCGGTATCTCAATCAGATGCAGCTAAGCTAGCTGGGTATAGCCATAAAAGATGTAGGCAAGAAGGATCAGAATTATTGAATCCAAGGCTCTCTCCATTAGTAGTACAATATGTAGATTCTCTTAAACAGGAGAGATTAGCTAAACATGAAGTGACTTATGATAAACATTTGGCAGAATTAGATAGAATTAAATCGGCAGCTTTGAAGAAGGGGAGTTTCTCTTCTGCTGTAAACGCTGAAGTATCTCGAGGCAAGGCAGCAGGGCTATACATAGACAGAAAAATAATAAAACATGGAAAATTAGAAGACTTATCAGAAGAGGAAATAGAACTAAAAATGAAAAAGATTTTAGACGACTACGCTCCAATTTTAAACATGAAGACTGTTGATGCGATTGAAGAGGAGAGTCCAGAAGAGGTTGTAAAGCCGAAACCATCTAATGAATCTTCCGAATAGATTGAATCACTGATGTTGGTATTATAGTAGTGTTACCAATGTCTTCAAAAGTTTCTTTATCTTTAGTTTTAATATAATCAGTAAATATTCTAGTCACACCATTTTTTTGACTTACTAAATAACCTTTAGATACACAAGTAGGCAGTTTTGCCTTGTTTAACGACTTAGTAGAACTCCAGCCCGCATCTCCCTCAATATCCGCCCATTCTATTTCTACAAAAGGATACTTAGAGATATCACTACCTAAAGATTTAATATCAAGGGGTATTGTTTTTTTATTCTTAACCCTTCTTTTTGATCTCTTTTTTGTTTTTCTCTTTTGCATATTTTCTATATATCTCAAAATTTTAAGAAGCGATATAGATTTTTAGTGTGATATATATGTCACACTTTTCTGTGCCTCAATTGTGTCTGAAATAAGGCAATAAAAACTGCGATACCTAAAAGAGTATTTTTTTCTTTTTTTTCTTTTTTGCGCTAAAAAATCTGTGGAGGTGTCGCAAGAGACATTTAAAGCTGTTCTAACCCTTAAAAGCATTGGTATTAGCCGTTTAATTGACATAAAAACTGCGATACCCAAGGTATCGCACAGGTATCGCACATTGGAAAAAAGTGTCGCAAGGTATCGCACTTCTGGCCAGATTGTCGCACTTTTTAGGCTACATTGGAACGATTCTAATTTACCTGCGACATATGTATACAAAAAATAAAATTTCAGCGACACCCTGCGATAGCAAAACCCGCATAAAACGAATAAGTGCGATACCTTGCGACACCCTAGGTATCGCAGTTTTAAGACACATTTCTGCCACAATTCAAACACAATTCAAACTCATTTCAAATAGTTGTGACATATTTATCACACCTTCCATGGTCCGTGTTCCGTGATCCATGCCTCTTGATCCAGTAATATTTGGTAATGATAGGTGCTGCTGCAACGTGTGATGAATTGAGGCAAGAAGCCCGTCACAACAGCTAAAGGGCCTATCGTCCCCATTGAGGATGCTCCGCCCCATATCTTAACTCGGTCATAATCTTTTCCAATTCATTAATGCAACATATCTTTTTAAAAAACTTCGATACCATTTAGCTCTTAAAAATCTTCCTCTATTTCTACAGGCATGTATTTTACATCTTAAGGTAAAAATTACCCATGTATTCTTGTTCATTATTTATCCTCCTCAAATTCTTTTAGTAAGGCATTGTTATCTACCTTAGCTCTTTCTTTCTCACTAAACTTTAATTCATTATACATGTCCAATCGTTTAAGAAATTCATGTTTACATTTTCGAAGTTCAGCTCCTTCAATTTTAAATTCTTGGTAATATAGATCAGGCGTACAAATCATAATAACGCCTTGTTTAATTTTAGAACCGTAAACATAATCGTGGGCCATTGCATATGCAGAAATTTGTAAATAATAATCTTGGATCCATTGTTCTCGTTTAGGCCTATTACTTTGCTTAAAATCAACAACGGTCTCCATACCATTATGAGAGCATATAAGATCTGTTGCACCTGCGTATAGACCTGGGTAATGTAACATAACTTCAGAACCGTAATATTCATCTATTGGCGTTAGTCCGACTTCAATAATCTTATCAGCCATGGGCCGTGCTTCTTGACCTATGGGTGTAAGGTCTATGATATTAGTCCCTACAACATGATGCTCAAGAAATTTGTGCATAGCGGTCCCTCTATTACTTGAATGATTTTTGATCCGTTCTGCCTCAACTTCACCTACTTTAGCTTTCCATTTTTTTATAAAATCTTGATTTTTTGTGGCACCGAGTACAGTCGTCACACTAGGCAATCTATAATTATTGATCTCATAAACTCGGGTCCCTGTTCCGGGGTCCGTGAGCTGTTTTCCTTGTATGTACTTGTATTTGTTACTTTTTTTTATCATAATTTATCTTTCAATTCTTTGAGATATTCCTCATCGTCTTCTCTTTCTTTTTGTTGTCGTCTAGATTCTTTGTAAGATTCTGCTAACTCTTCATTCTCTTGCTGACCATACAACTTTTCTTTTTTATTTTGCTCCTCTAATTTCTTAATCATTTTATGATATTCTTTAATGTCTTTGTCGTCCATCATTATTTTTTCCTTGCAAACATTTTATTAAAAACTTTATTTAATGTTTCTATAATTTTATTTATATCTTTTTCTAAATAAATTGCAGCTTGGAGTACTCCTTCTAAATTATCTCCCATTCCTCCCATTCCTCCATTACAAGATCTACATAGCCACCCTCTAAAATTATTGGTTCCATGAAGATGATCTACCTGAAGTTTACTTTCTCTCCCGCAACAATCACAATGTTTGGGTATTGGAGTAGCATTTTTTGTTGCCACTTTTTGTTCTTTTTGTAATAAAGCTAAACATTTTCGACATCTTGTATCAAGTTTATAAATCCCTTTTGCACTGGGTCTAAGTTTAGGGAAAGCTGTTACCGGAAGAATCTCATGACAATTTCTACATTTGTTTATATTGTTTTCTTTTTCAGGTTGTGGAAAAAAAGATGTTTGAATCATTTTAAGGTCCTCCTAAATAAGCCATTTTAGTATTGTTAGGAAGTTTTGTTGGCGTGTATAAAGTATATTTTAAAGTTAATTCATCTCCGGCCGCTATATTTTCAATAACGGTTACAATCCATTTATCAAATCCAGGTTTAATTCTAATTTGTGTACGATGACAGTTGGGAGTATTACTATGGTTTATAAATCCCCCTAATGGAGTTCTAATAAATATATTTTTATTTTCTTCTTTGTTAATAGAGTTAATTCCAGACTCATCAATTCTAAAATGAGAAATTCCTAAATCACAACCAACGTGTAAATCCCTAGTTGTAAAAATTCCTTGACCTTGAATGTTTGAGTCTTTAATAAAAAGTCCATCAGGTAAAGGTTTGTAATTCATTTAACACTCCTCTTATGATTCCAAATGTTATTATTAAACACTTGAATTAACCTGGATATCTCAACCGTATGCTCTTTTTTAAATTTATCTTTAAAAACTACCTTACAATCATCAGCCGGTAATTTTGTTTTCCCATAAAGTATCACAGTATCATCAATCATTTTCTTTTCTCTCTTTCTAAATTTAAATCTACTAGATTATCACCTAATTCTTGAATGTCTGGTTCGTAATGATCTATGATCTGTTCTATTTTGTGTAATTTAACTGTAGTATGGGCCCATAATTGTTTAGCAACAAATAAACAATCTTGATTACTACAACTCCAAGTCCAATGTTTTTTAGTTCCAACCATTTTCTTTACACGTAATTTACCACATTCTAAAGTTTCATGAATTAATTCCATAATGTTTCTA